TAGTGGTTCGTAAATATCTATTGTCATTTATTAGAGTTGTTCAAAGGAACAGATTTGTTTTTGAATCTGCACCTGGAACAATAGCTCAATCCAAAGAGTGGCATAATATTTATGAATATTTGACTGAACATGGTCCTGATCGAATTGTTGCAGGAGATTATAAAGCGTTTGATAAACGTATGCCAGCTCAATTGATGTTGACAGCTTATGATGTGATTTATCGCATTTGTGAAAGAGCTGGATATTCTCCTGAGGATTTGCAAATAATTAGAGGTATTGCTACTGATACTTCATTTCCATTGACTGATTATTTTGGTGATCTGGTTGAATTTGTAGGGAGTAATCCCTCAGGTCACCCTTTGACTGTTATCATAAATGGCATTTGCAATTCATTGTACATGAGATATTGTTACCACGAACTAAATCCTAAAAAGGAGTGTAGTACTTTTAAAAGTAACGTGAATCTCATGACATATGGCGACGACAATATTATGGGTGTTTCGCGAAAGATTAATTTCTTTAACCATACTGCCGTCGCAAATTGTTTATCAAAGATCGATGTTACATATACTATGGCTGATAAGGCCGCAGAAAGCGTACCATTTATACACATCGATAAAGCCACTTTTTTGAAAAGATATTGGCGATTTGATAAAGATTTAGGGTACTATGTGTGCCCTCTTGAACATGACTCTATTGAAAAGTCTTTGATGACTTGGACCAGATCGAAAACAATTGTTAAAGAAGAACAAGCTATTGCTGTCATAACTTCCGCTGTTCGTGAATATTTCTTTTATGGCAAGAAGATTTTTAACGACAGACGTGATATCTTGATGAAGATGGCTAACGATCTAGGTCTCCAACCTTGGATATTGGAGTCAACGTTCCCAACTTGGGATTCTCTAGCCAAAACTTGGTTAGAGGTGTCCAGAGGCTTGTGAGTGCAAGTCTTATTGATCCAAAAGCATTCCATACTTTGTAGTTACTGTTCATTTGTCAATGATGTTTGTTACAACGAATGAAAGTGTGGACAGAGTATGATTCTCGCCCGGGTTACCCCCAGAGTCCCTATTTAGGGAAGATTTGGCTGGAGTCACAGAGTACAAACAACCTTGTCTAGGATTGAGTCAGC